CACTATTTCTTTGTTCAATCATTTCTGATTGTTGTGTAGCTTGTATTTTTGTTCTTTCGTCTTTACGATCTTCTTTTTGTTTTTCTCTTTCTTTCATACCACTAACTTCAACATCTTTAAGTTGCATGTTATATTCAAATTCCAACGCCATTAATTCTTTTTTCATTTCAACTTCTTGCATCATTTTTTGCGCTTCAATTTGTGCTTCCATTTGCATAAGTTCTGCTTTACCAGCGTTTAAAGCTTGATTTTTTTGAACTTCAGCCTGAGCAGCAGCTTGAGAAGATTGTTGATTTAATTGCGCTTGTTGCTCCATATTTTGCTGTTGCAACATCTGATCTTTATCAAACTTCTTTTTTCTACGTATTTTTAAAAGTTGATTAGCTAATCTAACATTACGTATCTCTCTAAGATCTATAGCATCTTCAAGTTCTATCGTTTGTTGTTGTAGAGCCATTTGAATATTGTTTTCTAAAATGGCTTTTTCTTCTTCGTCAGGCATTAATTCTAAAAATATACCAAAATCGTATAAATGTAGATTTTTCATTTCTTCTAATGTAGCCACGTTGTGAGTACCTATAGCTTGAATGAAAGCGTCTCTAGTTGGAGAGTATTCTATAATATCAGATATTCTAAGTGACAAACACTCTGCTGTTTCTGCCGTTAAATACAAACCAGCTTGTAGTATATGCCTTGTTGCTGTATTAGAATTTGCAGCCGCCAGTTTTTGAACACCAACTAAAGCATTTTTATCTGGCATGCTACCATCTCTAGCTTCGTTAAGACCGGTTACATCTCTTATCATTTGCAGATAATAGTTATAATTACCAATAAGAGCTTGTATTTTATTTCCACCAGATCCCGATGTAATTTCTTGAATTGGAACTTTACCTGGATTCATATCACCATCTTGGGTAAATGACCTACCAATAACAGAACCAGTTTGAAAGAACATATTTAAGGCTTCCTGCGGATTATAATTAGTACCATTTCCAAGATCAACTTCAGCCAATCCATCAGCATCTAAATAAACACCGTCTGGTACCATTCGTGACATCACTTGTTGTAACTTTAAGTGTGTTAATTGAATCATATCAGCAAAACCAGTTATACGCTTTACTAACGAATCAATTTTACCATTATACATTCTAGGGGCTACAATAGTATAATTCATTTTAACTTTAGTAAAATCACTTTTAGGACGCATCATGTTTTTAGACATTTCCCATTTAAGTAGTTTATCAGTGCCAAGAATCATAGCACCATCATAAAGACATTCTATAGATCTTAATATTCTACCGTAACCACCTTCTTTATCTTTTGGTGGATTAAATGAATCATCTTTAGGTATAATTTTATCAGCCCCAGTTCCAATTTCTTTTACCTTGTAAACCTCATTCATATAAGTTTTATAGTTAAAGTACAAAACTTGAATAGTGTTATTATCTTCTTTATCGTAAGTATGTATTGAATTATAATTAGATCTATTAGTAGACTTGTTTTTCATTATATCTTCAAGATCACTTTCTGATAAATGAGGAAATTGTTTTGCTAATTCATTAACGGGAATAGTTTTAACTTCTCCAACATAATATATATCGTCAAAATTAGGAGAGTCAGTATAAGAATACACTAAATTAGCCGGATCAACATAATCAATGACAACACCTTCTGAAGTGTTAAACGAAGTTTTAACAGCACCAATACCTAAGACAGTTAGATCATAATAAAATCTTTTCTTTATTAACTCGTAATTATTACCTTCAAATAAAACACTTAACGCCTGTTCTTCTGCAAGCTCAACCGCTTGCTTGTAACTCAATTGCATGTGCAACGCTAGTTCCTCTTCAGATTCTGGTAAGTCTTCTTTTTTATTCTCGTAAAGATTTATATTAAAGTTTTGCATTGCAGCGTCATTAAATTCTCGACTCCGCATGTCTCTTATTATAGACTCCATATATTCTGTTCTCTTTTTAACCCCAAAAGGATCTTGAGAATAAGCTTTTATATCATATGTTCTTTCGGCAATACCATTTACAACTATATCTACAAATTTAGAAATAATTGGAACAGGTTTCCAATCTAAATTTAAATAGGACAAATCACCATTAATAGATAACTCATCCTTATACTTTTGTATTGATTGTTCACCTCTAGCGTACAATCTTAAATTATGAAAATTATTATGATTAGATCTATAACGGTTTAGACTCCTATCATCGTTAAACCATTCTGTTTCTATTGCTTTACCAACTTTTAAACCGTAATCATAACTCAACTTCTCAGCATCACTTACGGTTTGACTAGGAAAATAACTTTTAATGCCAGACTCTGCCATATTTATTATTTGATTATTTGTGAATTAGTTCCAGTATTACTATACTTGGAAATTTTTATATTTAGTTTAGATTTTTCAATCTTTGCGTTTGGTGCATATAAATGTCTATTGTTAGCCATAATAGCTAAACCAGAACTTATTGTTGCATCATATTTTGTTCTTTTGTTTATATCAAATTTACTCCAATCGTTTAGTAGAGCATTAAAATATAAATCTCCAAAGGTTCCATCTTGCTTCATACCAACATGATCTTGTATATACATCTCAATTGCTGCGGCATGAGCTTGTTTTATATCTTCACTGGAGTTTGGTATACCACCCACTTCTTTTTCAGCTACAGATAATTTGTTCCAAACTTTATCAGGTCTATTCATACTAAAACCTCTATAACCTCTACGTCTTAAATAGTACAAAAGACGTGGTTTGTTATTCTCCGCAAGTATTGGCATGCCATAAAATACTAATGCCATTAAAACGTCTTCAAAGAATATCTCTGCCGTAGGTGGTCTTGATAAGTATTCTAAAAAAAAGCTATTCGCAGGAGCGTCCTCCAT